TGAGAAAATATATAGCATACAATGCGATTGACTCAGAATATGAGGAATTTCAAACAATAGAGGAAGCAAGAAAATATCTGGAAGAAGTGTTTATTGATGATGTAGACAAACTATATCATCCCGACATGGAAGGGTGTAAGATATTCGAACTTAAAGAAGTGGTCAGTTATGATGTTGTTGACCGAAAAGAAAACTATAAATATCTTAACGAGGAAGACATACCTGATGACGATGACGAGTCCGAGGCATGGCCCTATGATAACGCCGCAGATGAAATATGGAAACATAAGTTTGTGCCTATTTCTGCCGTCAATGAGCCAGAGAACATCCCCGACATAGACGACTACCCCGTTACAGACAGCCGAACATACAAGAACCTTGACGGCACTGTTAATTGGAAGAAGTACGCAATGGCTTTGAGGAGTTATATTTTGAATGAGCCAGAGAAGCCAACAGACGAGGCTTGCGAACACAAACGCATACGTGAGAATATAGGAGGCGGTAGATTTGATGAATGTCTTGATTGTGGTAAAACGTGGGGATAGTCAAATGGATGCGCAACAAACTAACAGATAAGGAAAGGAGATAGTATTATGGGAGAGCAAATTAATATCGTGGCCATCGAGATAATCGAGCAGGAAGTAAGGACGTTAATACAGATCGACCTTTGGTTTGAAGATCAAGAAAAGGGCGGTAGAGTTTTTATTGACGCAAACGATTTCTTTAAGATGCTGAGTAAGCCACTAACAGGAAAGGAATAGAGATGAAAACACTCGACAAAATCAAATCAGCCGCAGGGGTAATCGGTGCGTATCTGTTTGTATTCGCCGTTTACATGATGATAGTAATCGCCTGCTGTATTCCGGCGCTGATAATCTTTGCGCTGGTTAGGTATTTGTTCTTCTAAACAACATTTGCAGATGTAAATTAATTTGACTACATTTGCGGGAAAGTAAGTTATGGCCAAAGCTAAAGAAGGCGATAAGAGATTAGGGAATCAGTTCTGGAAGCTGAGATCGCGGCACGGGAGAGAAAAACTCTTTGCCACGCCCGAACTGCTTTGGGAAGCCGCTTGTGAATACTTCCAATGGTGCGAAGACAACCCGCTCGAAGAAGAAAAGGTATTCCAATATCAGGGAGAGATAGTAAGAACTAAGGTCAAGAAGATGCGCGCAATGTTACTGTCGCAATTATGCCTTTACCTGGATTGCAGCACCTCGTATTTTAGGGCATTTAAGTCGACATTGCAAGAAGAAGACAAAGATTTTCTAACAATCATTAACAAAATCGAAGAAACAATTTACAATCAGAAGTTTCAGGGGGCATCAGCAGACCTACTAAATGCGAATATCATCGCCCGCGACCTGGGACTGACTGACAAGAGAGAGATCGAACAAAACACTGTCGTCGAATACAAGAACGTATCGAAGCAATTCCCCGACGAATGATCTATTACACCTCGACATATTGGAAGATCAAAAAGATGCAGACCAAAATTAGGGTCGTGCAAGGGGGGCAGGGCGCCGGGAAGAATATCGCCATTGCTCAAATACTGCTTGAAGATTGTGCAAGGGATAAAGACATTACTACTGTGATGTCAGACACCTACGACAACCTGAAAGACGGGGCGATCTCTGACTTTAAGATGCTGTACGATGCAATGGGTCTGTCGTGGGAGAATAATTACAACAAAACAGACCACGACCTAAAGCACTATGGGGGAGTGATTCAATTCAGGTACATATCAGACATACGAAAGCAGGCCGGTAAATCAAAGAGGCGCGGCAAACTGTATCTTAACGAGTGTAACAAAATGGGGTGGGAGGTTGCTTCTACTTATATCGGCCGAACACATGGCGATATCTATCTGGACTATAACCCCGACTTTGAGTTCTGGGCACATACCGAGGTTCCAAAGCTGCAAGACGCAGACGGCAATCCTTTGAGCAGCCAGGTTATTGTTACCTATCTCGACAATGAGATGTGTCCGCAAAGCGAAGTAGACTATATCCTTTCGAGGCAGGACAATGTAGAATGGTTCCGCGTTTATGGATTAGGCCAAACAGGGTATTATTCAGAGCGGAGAATCTACAAGTATGAATGGATAACCGAAATCCCCGCAAACGCCATGAGAATAGCATCAGGCATGGACTTTGGAATATCGCCTGACCCTACAATTCTGATTGATATATGGAAGCGCAACAACTGCCTTTATGTTGACGAGGTGTTTTGTAAGAACAATTTGATGCCTGAAAAGATAAGGGGTGCAGAGAGAATGTCAATAGTCGATCAGCTTGATTTAGTACGGCATCCGAAAGGGCAATCAATAATAGCGGATAGTGCAGGGGCAACAGAGATCAGGGATATATTGCGGCATGGTTATAATATTCGAGGCGTCAAGAAGCCGAGCGGGTCAATAATTGCTGGCATTAACAAATTGCGGTCGTATGACATTTACCTGACCGAGCGATCCGTTAACGTAAAGAAAGGTATTGAGAAATACTTCTGGAAGGTCGATATGAACGGGAAGATAATCCCTGAGCCCGATGGACACGAGCCCGACGGCCTTGCTGCACTAAGATATGTTATTATGACTTATGATAGATTAGGAGGAATGACACGTAAAAACTAAATATTATTAACTTTGCTTCCTTATGGAGACAACAAATTAAAACCGAAACAACATGAAAAGAGCAGTTATTTTAATTTTATCAATCCTTGCGCTTGTTTTACTGACGAGCTGCGAAAAGGAATACTATTGTTGGAAGTGCAATCACGAAACGTTCTTTGCCAACGGCTACACGAGCATTATTGTTGACGTGTGCGGGATGGATTATGATGAGCGCGCTGCGTATGAGAAAGCCAATACGAACGTTTTTGGCTCTGTTAAGACAGTAACTAATTGCAAGATGGCACAATGAGGATAGGCGTTTCAATGATCGTTAAGAACGAGGAGTATATGCTCCCCGAATGTCTTGAGTCTGTAAAGGGCTTTGATGAGATTGTAATTGTTGACACTGGCTCGACTGACCGAACGATTGAGATTGCCGAGAAGTACGGCGCGGTTCATCACTTCGAGTGGATTGACGACTTCGCAGCAGCGCGAAACTATTCACTGAGCAAATGCACCGCCGATTGGATTCTGATAATTGACGCGGACGAAAGACTTCGGTCAACGGTCAAAGAGGTAAGAAAGGCAGTCAAGAGTGCGGGGAGTAAGAACTTCGTTACAATCCTGGTCGATATGTGTCCGGGTGAATCATTTGACAAACCCGATTATACACAGCGTTCACTGAGATTGATGAGGCGCAGCGAGGACATACGCTATGGCCGAAAGATACATAATTCTGTGATGTACAAAGGCGACATGGCCCATCCGATGAAAGACGCTTATCATTCTTCGCTGAAAATGGTATCAGGGTTTTCTCCTTCGCACGAAGCGGATCCCGACAGAACATTCAGGCTATTAAAGCAGGAGTTGTTAATGAATCCCGACAGCACCCGCGATATGTACTACCTCGCAATGGAGTATCTGTACAAAAAGTAGGACGATGTTGAGGCGTTGAAACTATTGCAGCAGTACTTCAATATCGCCTTCTTTCGCCCGTGGACGAACGAACTCGCAGACGCTTGTTATCTTATGGCTACAATCTATGTAAATCAGCAGAATTGGCCTATGGCAATGAGTGCAGCAATGTCGGCAGCGGTAACGTGGCACACTTTTAAGGCTCCGTACGTGATGATGTCAAAACTATGCGATATCGCCGGCCAATCACCAGCCTCGAAGCATTGGGCCGATATAGCCAGCCGAGCGACTAACGAAGGTGTACTATTTATACGTTAATCTTATTCTTATTTGGACTCATTAAAAATAATTTGTGTATCTCAAATATTTTACAGTACCTTTGTAGGGAACTAATATATTTAAGATATGATAACAGTTTGCACCTGTCCAGTTCCGACCGCACTGCCTGACATAATTGTCGGCGCACCATGCTACGAGAACTTCGGACAAATCCAAAAACTTGTATTTTGGCGCAGAGGCAACAAGATTGATACTCCGACCGCTCTCGTCACCGAGGCTACTTGGACTGCACTGTTGGCTTCTACGACCGCAAACAAAGCTGTTGTGTCTCCGTTTATCGCTGCTGGCGTTGTAACACCAGGCGAGCCGAGATCATACGGCGGTGGCAATGACACGAAAGATGGTATTCCTATCATCCTGGGGTCAGAGGCTTCTTCTTTTGAATCGAGGATTCAGCGCTACGATCAGGGGACTATTGCACTTCTGAAGCAGTTGGCTTGTGAAGAACTTGATGTCATCTTAATCAACGAGAACGGGCAGTTTGGATGGAGCGACAGGGCCGATGCCAATTTTGTTTACGGCTTCCCACTTGAGGGATTCTTTGTCTCTGATCTTGCACTGCCGGGTTATGCAGAACCGAATCACAATATGCTGCGGTTCATGCTGCCTTCGGGATGGAGTGATACGTTTACTCTCTCCCCGGCGACTGACTTTGCACTTTCAATGACTAACTAAGATGGACGTAACACTCATATCGGAAAGCGGAAACCTTAAGGTGACTAAGGAAATGGCTGAACGTATGTTGCGTATTCAGAAGAACATGAGAGGACGGGCTTATTGTTTACCTTCAAACTTAGAATTAGTCGATGGAAAAATTGTCAGAAAAGCAAATAAAAGAGCTTCTGGAGAAGCGACCGAACAAGAAACTACTGGATGCAGCGATACGCCACGAGAATAGGCTGTCGCTGCATTCAGAAATGCTTGTTCACAAAGAGCACCTTTCGCCTTATTACACGCAGTTGCTACTGTGGTTGGGAAGTGAACAGCCTGAGTTACTGCCAAAGGATAAGATCGAAAGGTTTAAGCAGTTGTGTACTACACCGATTGCTACTCTTGGTCTTACAGATGCCATATTTGCCGACTTATCGCGAATATTTACGGGCGTGGATGCCTTTTACCGTTGTGACTACAAAGACCCTGATACGGTAGCCGATTGGTTAGACTACAGGGATGATGAGTTCTGGCGGGTACAAGGATTTGCAGCCATGAAGAGCGCGATAAACTCTGTTTGGGTTGCCGAGATCCCGGCGATTCAAAAAGGAGCATTACCAGAGCCGAAGAACAGGCTAATTAACATCAGGAACATAATTGACATAGAAAATGAAGAACGCAGCGGTTTATCTCGATATTGTTGCTTCACGTCTGGAGACATTCTTTTCATATACGACTCCGTAGCAATACGAGCGTATGACTACAAGGAGGGCAATTTAGGCACGAAGTTAGCGGACGTCAATCACGGATTAGGCTACACCCCAGCACGTATGTTTTGGAGTGATGCCATAACTGCGAACGACCCGATCAATAAGCGCGCACCACTGACCCCTGTCCTGAGTGATCTCGACTGGTTGCTTGTACACAAGACATTCAAGAAGTATATGGATATGTCCAATGCTTACCCGATTGTCGCAGCGTATGAACAGTCAGACGACTTTGAGAACGATCGCAGGGATAACGATCAGGGGCGCACGCACGAACAGAAGGCGAACACGAATTATAACATGGGGCCCGGAACGTACTGGGGAGTCCGTCCCCCTTTACAGGGTGAGCCAGACTTAATGAGTAACCCTGTTAAATTGATTTCGCCCGATGTTGCAACGTTGGAGTTTCACGTTCGAGAGGAAGAAAGGTTAAGCTCTAACATTTTGAAACGCGTGGTAGGTGTAGACTCTGAGGCTACGAAGATGGCGCAGAACGAAAAGCAGGTTATGAGTGGTTTTGAATCGCGCACGTCTGTTCTTCGGAGGATAGCGCACAACTTCGAGAGGATTCAGACCTTTGCCGACACCACACTGTTCACACTACGCTACGGGAAGACCCCCGATATATCTGTCGACATGGGCTCGCGGTACTTCTTAAGGACTACCGATGACCTCATCGCAGACCTGGCCGATGCCAAAGAAAAGGGGGCACACGATGCAGTTGTGGATATGCTGTCGAATGAAGTGATCGAAACTAAGTTTCGCAACGACAAATCAGGCTACGAGA